ACGTGCTGACCGACATCAGCATGACGCGCGTCGAGAAGGCGCTTGGCGGGGGCATGGATGAGGAAGACGCCCCCGACGAAAACGCCGACTGAACCGATATGCGTCCAGGGCGATGACGGTGTCATCGTCGCCGAAGCATGGATTGACGCGTTCCGGCCAAAGATCCGGCCACCTCTGTCGCAATTCATGTGCGACCATGCCCGGTCGGACGACGGCGCGAAGATCAGGCCATTTCCGTTTCAGTCGGATCTGGCGGACGCCTTTACGGATCCGGAAACCGCGCAGGTATCCGTCCGGAAAAGCAGTCGCATCGGCTATTCGACGATCCTGCAGAGCTTCGTCGCCTGGCGTATCAAATATGATCCCGCCCGCACGCTGATCTACCAGCCGACGATCGATGACGCGGAAAAGTTCAGCCGCGATGATCTCGATCCGGTGTTGCAGTGGGACGTCGTCAGGTCTGTTGCCCAGTTCAAGCCGCGGCATTCGGACAATCAGATCCGAGCCAAGCGCTACAAGGGCGGCTGGATCCAGATCAAGGGCGCCAACAGCCCGAAAGAGTTCAGGCGCGTCACATCTGACGACGTGTTCCTCGAAGAATGCGATGGCTATCCTTGGGCGTCCAAAGAGGAAGGTGACCCGGCCCGCCTCGCGTTCAAGCGCAACCTGACATCGCCGCGCCGGTTCAGCGCGGCCGGCTCCACGCCAAAGGTTAAAGGGTTTAGCCGGATCGACGCTCTGTTCGATCAAGGCAGTCAGGAATTTCGATACGTCCCCTGCCCCCATTGTGGGCACATGCAGACGCTGGTGTTTGGCGACGGTACCGGCCCCGGCATCCGCTGGGCACCAACGGATAATCCGACCCGCGCCTGGTACCGGTGCGAAAATGGCTGCGACATCGATGAGGCTGAAAAGCCGTGGATGGACGAAAACGGCGAGTGGCGCGCCCACAACCCGGATGCGTTCCCCCGACATCGATCATTTCATATCTGGGCGGCATATAGCCAGCACCCCGGCGCCGCTTGGCTGGAAATCGCGCGCGAGTTCATGGAGGTCCGTAAGGATCCGAACCTTCTGCGCACCTTCGTCAACCAGGTCCTGGGCGAGGCATGGGCCGAGCGAGGCGAAGCGCCAGAGTGGCAGCGCCTCTACGATCGGCGGGAGAAGGCGATGTCGCTGGGCACCCCGCCGGCATGGGCCGGACTGCTGATCGGCGCTGCGGACGTCCAGCGCGGCGGCGGCGGCCGCATCGACATGGATATCTGGGCGTTCGGACCAGGTCGTAAGCGGGCATTTGTCGAGCGCATCGAAGTGTTTGGCCCGATTGCCGACAAGAAGACCTGGGCGGCGCTCGATAAGGAGGTCGCCCGCGAGTGGCTGGCCGATGACGGCCGAGCAATGCGGCTTGCGCGGGCCGCCGTTGACTCCGGTGACGGCGAGAGCACGATGGAGGTCTACCGCTGGGCGCGGCAACATCCCGGCTTCGTCATGGCGGTGAAGGGCCGCGAGAGCATCGCTGCCCAGCAGGCAATCGGCTCGCCAAGCTGGCAGGACGTCACGGTCAACGGCAAGAAGCTGAAGCGCGGCGTCAGGCTCTGGAACATCGGCACATCGATGCTGAAGATGGAGCTTTACGGCCAGCTCGGGCTGGAGAAGCCGGTCGACGGCGAAGATTATCCCGACGGCTATATCTATATCCCCGACGGCACTGGCGACGAGTTGATCAAGCAGTTGGTCGCCGAAGAACTGCGGTTCGTGAAGATGCGCAATGGCGGTGTCCGGCGCGAGTGGCACAAGACGCGGGACCGCAACGAGGCGCTCGACAACGCCATCTACGCCCGCGCGATCGCGATTAGTCTGGGCGTTGACCGGTGGACACCGCGACAATGGCAAAAGGTAACGGGCGAACTGACGCCGCCCCGTGATCCGCCCACGCCAAAGGCTGAAAGCGAAAGTGCTGCTTCTCAGGAGCCAGCATCTCCGCCTGCCAAGGCTGCCCCCCGCGCCAAGCGAGCGCGAAGAGAAAATCCGTACACCAGCCGGAGGCGCTGACATGACCACATGGAAGCAGAGCGATCTCGTCGCCGTGCGAACCGCCATCGCCAGCGGTGTGAGGTCGGTGACCTTCGCGGACGGGCGCAAAACGGAATATCATTCGCTCGATCAGCTTTTGGCCGCCGAGCGCGTGATCGATGCGGCTCTGCAAATGCAGGCCCAGACCGCAAGCGGCGTCTTGCGCCGCCGCACTCCATATTATCGGAGCGGTCTCTGATGGCGCAGATCGTCACGCGCATGTGGCAATTTTTGACCCGAGGGGGCGAACTCGCTCCTGCCATTGTGGGAAGCATGGAAGGGACATTTACTGTTGCCCATCCAAGGATCCGGCGCGGCGCGCGTGCAGAGTATGACGGCGCCACCATAGGCCGGCGCGCGGCCGGTTGGCGGCGGACTAAGCTGGACGCCAATGGGGAGCTGTCACCCGCCGTCCAGTCGGCTCTGCGCGGCATTGCGCGCGATCTCGATCGCAACAATCCTTGGGCCACGGCCGGCGCGAACAAGATTGCTGAGCATCTGGTCGGCACCGGGATCACATTTCAGGTCTATCGCAACGGTAAGGTCGATGATGTTCTGAATGCCCTGGCCCGCCAGCATTTCGACCGAACGGATTGCGATTCCACGGGGCGCTGCGACCTCTACGGCCTGCAACTAAAAGCGGCGCGGTCGATCGTCGTCAGCGGTAGCGTGCTTCTTCGCAGGCGCTGGCGCCGACGGTCTGACCGCCTTCCGCTGCCGATGCAGCTTCAACTGCTGGAGCCTGACTATATCGATATGTCGCGCGATGGCCCGATGGCCGTTGCGGCTGGCGCGACCGGCGGCTTCCATGTGCATGGCATCCAGTTCTCGCCGCTTGGCCGGCGCGAAGGGTATTGGCTCTACAACGCCCATCCCGGCTCCGCGCGGCCCGCTTCATCCAGCTCCACGTTCATACCCGCAAAGGATATCGCCCATATCTTTCGGGCCGATCGTCCGGAGCAGGAACATGGGGCGACGTGGTTCGCGCCGATCATTCTGCGTCTCAAGGACTTTGGCGACTACGAGGACGCACAACTCACGCGCCAGAAAATTGCGTCGGCGTTCGCAGGCTTCGTCAAGGGGGACGTCGAGGGCGCGTTTCCAGGCATCGGGTCTGATGATGAGGAAGACCCTGCCGACCGGGAACCGCTCGACTTTGTGGAGTCCGGCACGGTCCAGTATCTGCGCCCAGGCGAGGAGATCACCTTTCCATCGCCCCCCGGTGTCGATGGCTACATGGATTATTCCAAGGTGTCTCAGCGCGCGATCGCGGCTGGCCTTGGCGTTCCCTATGAAATGCTGACGGGCGACATGTCGGATGTCAGCTTCATCTCCGGCCGCCTCGGTCGCCTCACCTTCAAGCGCGCCGTCGACACCTGGCAATGGCTCATGTTCATTCCACAGTTTTGTGCGGCCATAGAGCGCTGGTTCATCGAAGCAGCTGAGATGGAAGGTCACGACGTCACTGGCGTTTCGATGCGGTGGACGCCGCCAAAGCATGAGATGCTGGATCCGGCGAGCGAGGTGCCAGCCAACCGCGACGCGGTCCGGTCCGGCCAGAAAACGCACAGTCAGGTCATCCGCGAGAATGGTGATGATCCCGACACCTTCTTTGCCGAGATGGCTGAAGACCTGAAGCGGCTCGATCGCCTCGGCATCATTCTCGACAGCGATCCGCGCCGTGTCTCGCAGGCTGGCAACGCCGTGCAAATCCCCAACGCGGACCAAAGGAACCCCGCAAAATGACTGAAATCCTGATCTACGGGATCGTCGGCGACAGCTGGGACGGTCTCGACGCCAACACGATCGTGCCTCTCATTTCCGACGGCGATGATGATCTGGATATCCGGATCAACAGCCCTGGCGGCTACGTCATGGAAGGGCTGGCGATCTACAACGCCATCGTGCGGCAGAAGGCCAAGGGCCGCAAAGTCACCACCCATATCGATGGCTTGGCCGCTTCCATGGGATCCGTGATCGCAATGGCAGGCGACGACATCGTCATGGCCGACAACGCACTCATGATGATCCATAATCCGTGGGATTGCGCTTGCGGCGACGCTGCCGACCTGCGCCGGGCTGCCGACAAGCTGGATATGATCCGCGACCAGATCGTCGGGATTTACGCCAAGCAAACCGGCATCGACACCGAAGCGCTGATTTCCATGCTCGACGCGGAAACGTGGATGACCGCCGTCGAAGCGCTCGCTCAGAATTTCGTCACATCGACCGAGGACGCGATCACCGTGTCGGCGTCCTACGTCAAGCCATTCGGGTTCAAGC